ATTGATGATCCGCACTCGGAGCAAACCGCGTTATCTCATAGCGGTTTTGAACAAGCATGGGATTGGTATACTGGTGGCCCGCGTCAACGGCTCCAGCCGGGAGGTGCAATCGTTTTGGTACAAACTCGGTGGTCAGAAAAGGACATGACCGGTCAATTAATACGTGCACAAGCTAAAGATCCTTTAGCAGACCAATGGGATATTGTAGAATTACCGGCTTTAATGCCTTCCGGAAACCCTTGTTGGCCTGAATTTTGGTCAAAAGATGAATTATTGAGCGTAAAAGCGTCTGTTCCGCCGTATAAATGGAACGCACAGTATCAACAAGACCCTACTGCAGAAGAATTATCCATATTAAAACGCGAATGGTGGTTAAAATGGGAGAAAACAGAGGTTCCTAACCTGCAATTTGTGATTCAGAGCTATGATACGGCGTTTTCTAAGAAAGAAACAGCCGATTTTAGTGCAATTACTACTTGGGGCGTGTTTTATCCCGAAGAAATTGGCGGTTCTCCGGCTATTATTTTGCTAGACGTTAAGAAAGGCCGGTGGGATTTTCCCGAATTAAAAGCTATTGCTAAAGAACAGTACGGTTTTTGGGAGCCTGAAACAGTAATTATTGAGGCAAAAGCGTCTGGTATGCCATTAACGCACGAATTGCGACAAATAGGTATACCGGTAATTAATTTTACGCCCAGCAAGGGAAATGATAAGCTTTCGAGGGTTCATTCTATCTCTCCGTTATTTGAATCGGGTATGGTTTGGGCCCCCGACGAGTCTTGGGCGGAAGAAATGATAGAAGAATGTGCTGCTTTTCCAAACGGTAGGCATGACGATTTAGTGGATAGCATGACACAGGCATTAATGCGTTATCGTCAAGGTAATTTTGTGCAAACTCCGACAGATGACTGGGGTTTTGAAAATGCCGCAGAACGCTTGAAAGTTAATGCGTATTATGGTTAATTTATGCTAGACTAAGATAAATCTAAGTTAAGGAGATTGTCACATGGGACCTAAATTTATGGGAATAACTAGCCTTCCGCGCACCGCGACACAAGGACCTCTAAATGTTCCACGTGAAACAATTCCACAATTTCAACAAGGCGGTGGTTTATTCGCCACAGCTCCTGGTCTGGCTACTGACACTACACCTACCTTTGACCTTAACCTTGCTCCGCAAGGTTTGTCAGACCCTAGACAACCGTTATATATACCGCCAGAAGAAAATTCCTATTTTTCTCCTGGAGTTCAGCCAAGTCTAGGGTTGGCAGGGGCCCTTGTTGATCCTGCTACACTTTTAAATAAAGTATCGCCTAGTGATACTTTAGCTAGTGAGTCTTTGAGTGGTGGTTCTTTTAACAGCTTACCGATGTATGGTGGTTCAGGAGGAGTGGGCACAGGTACCGGTATGGAACAAGCAGGTATTCCAACGATGGTAGGTAGATTTGCTTCTTTGGGAGGAACCGCGCCCGATCGCTGGGACTCTATAGAAAGAGCAAATCAAATAGCTTTTGATAATGCAATGGACGACGCAGGCTGGAACCGAGACTTAGCTCAATCATTTAATGTTTTATATGGCGTAGGCTCTGGTTCAGGACCAAGTGCTCGAGGAGATGCTTGGAGAGGTGAAACTGGAGATGGCGGTACTGCCCTAGATGTTGCTTATGGAGAAGGAGTTGTCCCAACAGGGGGCCACCAAGAAAGAGCTGATGCGTGGGAAAATTGGAGAAGAAAAATAGCAGGACTTGACACAGATGTAGCCGGTAATCCCTTACCCCTGGGAGAAGCAGAATACAGGGCAGCTCAAAGAGCATTAAACAATTTAGGCAGACAGCCAACTGCAGAAGAAACTCGAAATTGGTTATACGCGACGTATCCTGAAAAATTTCCGGAAGGATATGTCCATGATCCTAACGCAATTATCCCTGTAGCCAGTCCCGAAGAACGTCTTCAGGCTTTGTATGCTGCTGCCGGTATTGAGGACCCTAATGCAGTTCCTTATGTAGCGCCTATTGATTTTGGTACGGGTGGCGGTGGTGCTGCACAAAAAGCAGGTGGCGGTGGCATTATGAGTTTGCGCTCTAACTATTAAAGGTATTTAAGATGGCAAAAAAAGATGAACCAGTGGTTTCTTTGGTAGAAAAACAAGGCATGGGTCCAGACGAAGAAGTAACAGAAGAATTAGAAATAGAAGCTTTGGTCAGCGATGTTCCTATTGATATTCCAGAAGACATTGAGATTACGGCAGAAGAAGACGGTGGTGTAACCTTAGATTTCGACCCGATGGCCGCGATGCGTGGATCAGGTGAATTTTACGAAAACCTTGCGGAACAAATGGATGATCGTGAATTAGGTACCATTGCAGGAGATCTTTTATCTGAGTATGAATCCAATAAAGCTTCCCGTTCAGAATGGGAAGAAGCCTACTCAAAAGGTTTAGAATTACTCGGATTTAATTACGAAGACCGCACTGAACCTTTCCGTGGAGCGACAGGCGTAACACACCCTATCTTGGCTGAAGCAGCGGTGCAATTTCAAGCACAAGCATTTAATGAATTACTTCCGTCTGGTGGACCGGTTAGAACAGTAGTGATGGGTGCACCAACTCACGCTAAAGAAGAACAAGCACTAAGAGTTAGAGAATTTATGAACTATTACATTATGGATGTAATGGAAGAATACACACCCGAGTTTGACCAGATGTTGTTTTATTTACCGCTGGCAGGCTCTACGTTCAAAAAGGTTTATTATGATGAAGCCTTAGATCGAGCAGTAAGTAAGTTTGTACCTGCAGAAAATTTGGTAGTTCCTTACGAAGCTAACGATTTAGAAACGTGTCCAAATATTACACACGTAGTCCGTTTATCTTTAAATGATTTACGTAAAAAACAGATTGCGGGTTTTTATCGAGATATTCCGGTTATTCCGGCACAAGATGAAACCGATAGTGTTAGTGATGAAATGGACAATATTACCGGAACCTCACCTTCTAATATTGATTACGATTGCACTTTATTAGAATGTCACGTTGATTTAGATTTACCCGGATACGAAGAAACAGATACAGATGGGGAAGCTACTGGTATAAAAGTGCCTTATGTAGTTACCATTAGTGAGGATAACGGTCAGGTTCTCTCTATCCGTAGGAACTATAGCGAAGAAGACGAACTTAAACGCAAAATACAATATTTTATACATTACAAGTTTCTGCCAGGCTTTGGTTTCTACGGATTGGGTTTAATTCACACCATTGGGGGATTATCTCGTACAGCAACGGCTGCTTTAAGGCAACTGATTGATGCTGGTACGCTATCTAATTTACCCGCTGGTTTCAAAGCTAGAGGCTTACGCATACGTGACGATAACGATCCGTTGCAACCCGGAGAGTTTAGAGATGTAGATGCCCCGGGTGGCGCGATCCGTGATAGTTTGATGGCGCTGCCGTTTAAAGGCCCGGATCAAACACTATTTCAATTACTTGGTTTTGTGGTAGATGCAGCGCAACGCTTTGCTACTATTACTGATCTTAAAGTAGGTGATGGTAATCAGCAGGCAGCCGTAGGCACAACTATTGCAATGCTTGAACAAGGCACGCGGGTAATGAGTGCTATACATAAACGCTTGCATTACGCCATGCGGGTTGAGTTTAAATTACTCGCTAAAGTGATGTCTGACTATTTACCTGAAAGTTATCCGTATAGTGTAGCGGGTGCAGATCAATCTGTTAAACGCATGGACTTTGATGATCGCGTAGACATTATGCCGGTGTCTAATCCGAATACATTTTCTCAAGCACAACGCATAGCTATAGCTCAGACTGAGTTGCAGTTAGCTATGCAAGCCCCTGAAATACATAATATTCCTGAAGTATACAGAAGAATGTATGAGTCGTTAGGAGTACGTGATGTAGATAAAATATTAGTTTCACATACTACCGATAACGCCGAACCACGCGACCCGGCCCAAGAGAATATAGATGCTATGGAAAATGTGCCGTTAAAAGTATTTAAAGGGCAAGACCATCAAGCACACATAACAGCACACCTTATTTTTGGAAGTTCACCCATGATTGCACAAATGCCGAAAGTAGCTATGGATTTACAAAAACACGTAATGGAGCACGTTAAAGTTCAAGGCGAAGAAAAAGCGGAAGCCGCAATGCAACAACCGGCGCAGCAACAAATGCCTTTGAACGGAATAGAGCAAGCCGCGCCACAGAACATGATGCCACCAGAAACTATGGCAGACGGGGGAGAAGTAGAGCCGCCTAGAAGCATGGAGTTTGAAGCATTAAAAGCACAGTTTATTGCACAAGGTATGCAGGAAGTTAAAATACTTAGTCAACAATTAGCTGGCGCAGGTCAAGAACAAAAAGCAGATCCTTTGATTGGTCTTAAACAGCAAGAGCTTGCTATTAAAGAGCAGCAGGTTCAAGGCAATATTTCCAACGATCAGCAAGAATTAGCATTTGATAGAGAGCGTTTAGGTCAACGGTCTACTGAGTTCCAACAACGTATTGCAAGCCAAGAACGTCAAACAGCGGCTAGAATACAAGCAGCGCAAGAACGGGAGTTGATGAAGCAAAGGAATCAATGATGCCGATTATTAAAACAGCAGCAGAAATGAATAAGTTTCTTGCAAAGAAGATGGCGCAAAGCAAGAAAAAGATAGCAGCACAAAAAAAAGCTGGAACCTACGTAGCACCGAAAAGAACAAGCCGAAAGGAAGAAATAGCGGTAGATAATTTTATGCGGGCTAAAGGTGATTTGCAATACGCAAATAGGTATGGTTATACCAAAGCAAATCCAAAAACTAAGTTACAAAATAAAGTAAAGAGTACGGAAAATAAATTAAAGAAAATAGTTGAAGAAGAAGGTGGTAAGTACAGTCCTAAAAATTATTTTAGTAAGGGCGGTGCTGTAAATTCAAAAAAATCCTGTGGTCTTGCGGTACGAGGTTATGGGGCGATTACAAAGTAAAAAAGAGAGGTATGTATGAGCAAAGTACACATAATTAGCGGACCAGGAGAAGATGCACCTAAACCTGTATCTAAACTTATAGTTGATGGTCAAGGCTCTATTCCTTATTCAAGTCCTGTTGCTTCAAAAGCACCTAATACTGAAAAAGGTATTATGGTTAAGGGCAAGAAGAAGGGAATGCGAGCAGCTTTACGTGGCGGCAAATTTAAAAGTTGTTAAATGGAAGAAGTCGTTAAAAAAAAGATAGAACTTGAGATAGAGGTAGGATCTACTCATGTAGATCGTGGCATAAATCCGTATCAAAAATGGATTCATCTTGCCAAAGCCATAGATGCGTGGCGCATTTTTCCTAGAATGTTCCTTAGTGTGTATATTTTCTTGCTGTATTATTCAGTAATGTGGTTTATGGAGCTACCAGAACCATCACTTGAGCAATCAGGTCTTATATCAATAATTGTTGGTGCAGGCGCAGCTTGGTTTGGTTTATATGCAGGTAGTGCAAGCTCTAGCAAAAATTTCAAAGGCGAAGAATAATGAAGATTTTCATAACCGAGTTTATATACAAAGGTGTAACTTATGAAGGTCCCCCTATTATAGCTAGAAACTTTGCAAAAGCAGAAAAAGAAGCAAAAAGATACGACGTTAAAGTGGTGGGTGAATTAGACGTTGTTCAAGAACATGAAAACTTTGGATGGCAAACAAGTCAATGGAACAGGGTTTTACATTAATAGCTGAACTTGGTCTTCCTGTAGCGGGAGGACTAACTATGGCGTATTTTATTTTTTTGGTAATGAAGCAACTTATGGATGGATTGGTAAGTGAAATACAAACTGTTCAAGCAATATCAAAAATGCTTATTACTAGAGCCGCAACTATGAATAACGATATGATTCGTATCGATACAAGCGTGAGTAGTGCATTGGGTTTATCACCTGATTTAGAACGTATAGCTAGAAGTGAGAACTTTGTAGAAGACGGGAAGATAGATGCTAGGAGGGACTAATGGATATTATTCAGTTAGTTTCAGACTTTGGCTTTCCGATAGTTATGGTAGTCGGTCTAGGGTACTTTGTTTACTTTGTGTGGCAGACAATAACTAATAAGATCGATCCCGCTGTTCAAGAAATGAAAGTAACTATTATTAGACTAACCGACCAATTACGCCTGTTAGACCAAGATATGATAAGATTACAACAGAAGGTTAATACTGTTTTAGAGCTAAAAGAAGAAAATAAACTGATAAATGAAGATAAAACTAAAAAAGGATAATGAATTATTAATAGTTGGATGGTTAATTTTATTATCTTTTTTTTCCGGCTTTGTAAAAGCTGACAACCTTACTTTTCAATTCAAAAATCCTTCATTTAGTGGCGTAGGTTATTCTGCGCACGTTCTTACTGTTGACGAACAGGAGAGAACAAGAAGATTAAAAATACAAGAAGATATACAGTCTGCTATAGATGAAGCTGCCCGTGAAGCAGATAACACAACCCTTTCTAAATTCCTCAGAAACCTTGAATCGCGTATCTTCTCACGTTTATCGCAAGACCTAGCAGAATCATTATTTGATGATGGAGGTGGTACAGGTGGTAGCTTTGATTTAGAAGGTAATACAATTCATTTTATGAATACAGGTACAGAAATAGTCTTAACAATTCTTGACGTAGATGGAGTAACGACAGAAATACGAATACCCATTGGCTCATTCGGTATCTGCGCTGATGAACCATGCGTCCCTTAATACTATTAATATTTCTATATGGATGCGCACCAGTAGGTGTCATTGGCAAGAAAGAAGGGCCAATCATTGAACGACCTTCTTTGCAAGCATTAATTGACCTAAAAGAACCAAAAAGAAAAGCAGTTGTTACTGTCTATAAATTCTCTGATTTGACCGGACAGAGAAAACATTCTGAAAATATGGCATTATTTAGTACACAAGTTACGCAAGGTGCTGATTTATATTTAATAGAAGCATTGACAAATGCTGGAAAAGGAAGTTGGTTCACGGTAATAGAACGTATAGGCTTGGCTAATTTGACGAGAGAACGCCAACTTATTATAAATACTAGAGAAT